TTTATGCGTTGCTTGTTCCGAAATTCATCATAGCGATTGCCGTCATGAAGTTTTCGGAATCCTTTTTGAAGTAAAGGATCGGGTCTTGGGAGGTTCTCCAGGTTTTGCTTCCGCAATCCAACGTAAATCCATAGGAATCCAGAGTTAAAATTGCACCATGCTTTTTGGCATAATAACGCAAGATGTTGATTTGGTTTTCGGTGATAGGGTTGTTCATTGCTTCGGCGGTTTTACAGTTCAAAGATACGGTCAAGGTGACGGTCAATGGTTTTATCGGCGGCGGCGGCGGTTGCAAAGATTTCTTTCAATCTTTTTTCTAAAATGACGGTAATGAGGTGGATCTCCCTTGCCCTAGCGGTTGAGATTCTGATTTCGTCCAGACTATGATGCTTTGATCGTGCGATCTCGCATTTCAGGAGGGGTTCTATATTGTCAACGAGTTCCTTTGCGGAAATCAATGCATTGGTTTCTTTAGTGTTCATATTAAATGCTCCTTAATTTATTGTTTATCTGTTCTATTTGTGAGTTGATTTGATCAAGTTGGAGTAACACCTTGGCGATGATTTCGTCGAGGGACGGTGGAGGCGTTTCTGGTTCGTTTTCGGCGGTTTCTTGAGTGGTTTGCGTGGTCATGGTATCAAATCGGCTTGGTGTTCGGCGGTTGTGGTTTTTTGCGGCGGTTCCTCTTCTGGGATTGTCTCTCTGGTTAAATTAAAAGGCATATCTTCCTCTGGGATAAGTTGGAACTGTTCGGCGTGTCTCATAGGTTGACAAGTTCTCGGGGAATCCATCGGGAATCCCCTGCGGTTGGTTCCTGCGACAAGGACACGAGGATCTTTTCCCCTTCGTCTAATAGCAGGAAAACTTTATCCCCTGCTTCAAGTGTTACGCTGTAAGGCATTACTCTGTCGGGCCAGAATTTTACGGGGTCAAGGAGTCGGGCGGTTTTCATTGGTTTAGAATAAAGGGGTGTCGCTGTAATTCTGGGCGTATTCTTTAAATCTTCCCATTCTTCGCACGGGTGCATCTCCTTTGTGTCTGATTTCTTTCTCTGTAATGATCTCGTATCCCTCAAGGTTCGCCGCATGGAAGAAGCGGGGAGCGTCGCAATCCTCTTCAAGATATACGGTTTCACTTGAAAGGTAGGAAAAGGAGCTAATATCCCCTGCGATTTTAAGCGTTCGCATAATGGAAACGTCAACGGCACACCAAGCGTGTCCGGGATCACTGATCCATTTTACGGTTATGGTTTTTGTCTTTGGTGGATATGTCGTGGTCATTGGTTTAGTTGTTGGCAAGGTAGGCAATACGGGCGGCGAGAATGGCGACAAGGGCAAGGAAGGTGACGGCGAGGGTCACAATCTGGCGCAAGTGCTTTTCCTGCTGGTACTGGATGAGTGCAGGAGATGGTGAAGAGAAGGTTTCCATGTTTTTATTCTGCGAAGTAAAATTGATTGCAGTATGCAAGCAAAGCGTTGTCTTCATCCTCATTGGTGACATATTCTGTCCACGGCGTACCCCAATCTTGCCATTGCATAACTGCATTGGATGCGCCACCGAAGGCGTTAATGTCTCCAACGATACGCAAAGCAGGCCCGCCAGTTGAAAGAAGAATCTGGAACTCCTCAAGGTCAGATTTTCCGCCCACTGTTTTCCATCCCTCCCTCACTGTAACAGACAAGGGTGATTGATAAATCTCCTCGATTGCTGCTTCTCTGATGTCGTCATCACTAGCAAGCAAAAGAGATGACCAATCCATGATGGATTTCATCCAGCCTTTTCCATTCTCGATTGCATGATTCTTTTCTGTCGTTGTCATAGTGTTCTCCTTTTGGGGTTGGGTTGTGTGATGGTCATTCATCACGGGAAAGATCATTGCAGAACCTTTTAATCATTGCAACAACTATTTTAAGAATCTTGCAAAATCTTTTGCCCTAGTATTTATCAGCCCCAGACAGTCACAGATTGCAAGACACTTGCATCATGTAAAACATTTGCAAGACATCAATCATTCAATGATTTCTTTGTCTCTCTTTGACTTTATGCTTGACGGTTTCTAATTCCCCCCGCTATAATGATACAGCAAACAACCCCCCCTTTCCTGCTTCTTAATCCCTTCTAGTTCAAGACTGAAAATCCTAAAGCGCACTTGCCCTTTAAATCGTAAGTCGGCTCTCGGATTGATGCTCCCCTTGGTTGACAAGTAATTTCTACCAAGTAAGATTTGCCCGATGAAGAAGCGACCCCTTAACTCGAGACAAAAGAAATTCATAGACAACTACCTTTTGAAGGGATTGAGCATTGCTGAAAGTGTTAGGCGCAGTGGTTACTCTATCCGATCCGGTAGATCGGAGGACTACTCAAGTCTGGGATGTCGTCTTCTCAAGACACCTCGCGTGGCTGACGAGGTAGAGAAACTCCGGGAGAGAGCATTTGAAAGGGAGGCCTTGTCGATGGCAGAAAAACGCAGTTGGCTTGCTAGGGCCCTTCGTACTCCGGTAGGTGAACTACACGAGGGAAGTGATCTAGCTCAGGAAGTGACGGTCACGGAAGGGAAAGAGGGAACGGTTAAGCGGATCAAGGGAGTGGACAAGATCAGGGTGATCGAGGTTGATAACAGGATGGCGGGACACGATTACAAGGACAGGGAGCCGCAAGCAAATAACCCTTTCTTATTCATTATATCGCTTGGTAAGACGCCTGGGATTGGTGATGGGATTGAAGCCCTCCCTATGGCGAAGGCTACCGTGGTAGATGCGGAGACTCTGCCGGCATAGCAGGAGGGCCACTACTCCAACAGCACACTCCAGCGGGATGCCTTGCGCTCCCGCCCTCACGCAAAGGACTCGACCTCTCCACGGTGGGGAATCCTATAGTAGTTCCTATCGGGTGGTGGGGAGGGGGTATCATACCGGGGTATATGGGTGCGGTGTGCGACATGCCCCAATGAAAAAAAATCCTTATTGGGGAGTTTCCCTTATTGAAAGATCCTTGTAGGATATAGAAGAGTGCTTGACATAGGATTGGGGTAAATGTAAAGAAGTGTGGAATGACATTGAGATACCCACCGGAGGATTTGAAGAAGCCTAGTATTATGTTGCTTCGTAGTTTGGCATTGAAGTTGAGGTTGGAGGTGAGCAAGGAGCCGGGAGGGTATGGAGGGTTGAGGATGGAGAGGAAGAGGTTGGGGGAGATGTTGAAGGAGAACATCCAAGATCCGAGGTTGAGTGAGATGGACAGGGATACGATCAAGTATCTGGAATAGGGCTAGAATGAGTTTATAGGCCCGTGGTGAAGTTTTTATTGCCAAGAGGCATGGATGGAAGCAAAGTGTATTTGCTTGCCATCAAAGAGGGGCATCTGGAAATATCCGGGTGTAGCGACCTGTATGGTAATCCCAATTTAATAGAACCCCTCAAGCCTCTTAACAATGCTCAAACAGAGGGGTCATCAATCACGAAGAAATGGCAGTAGGATCGTGACCCCTGCATCCCTGATAAGGATGTCTGCCATTCTCCAATTTACCCCCACACCTCTGCCAGCGAGCAAGTGCAAAAGGGGGTTCTTTGTTTTAAAAGGAAAACCCCATCCAGCCGTTAGACCAGATGGGGTTAGCTTTCTCCTGATTCCCCACCTCAACCTGTCAGGTTTTGGTGCAGGAGAAATTATGGATGAGAATTACTTACCGCAGAAGTCGCATTCGCTTTCTTCGTCTTCTTCGTCCTCAACATCAAATTCAATATCAATGTGATCATTGATGTACTCAAAAAGGCTTGAGAGGGTGTCGTGGATGGAAACTATGACCTCTTGGAGCTTCTCGTTCTCTTCAATCAGTTGTTCTTTGCTTGGCATATGGTTTTTTGGTTGGGGTTTTCTAGCGGCAGTCAGACTATCCGACTACCTCCCAATGTCAAGATTGGCTACCGGACATGGATTTGAACCATGACTAGGAGAGTCAAAGTCTCCTGTGCTACCCTTACACCATCCGGTAATGATTACTTTCTTGGCCTTCCACGGCCCCTAGAAATCGTCGGGCGAGTATTCCAGACTGCACGACCATAAATCGTTTTCCTAGCCAATTCTTCGGGCAATCTTAAAACGTAGTGCTTCAACCAGAGTTTCTCTTCAGGCCCCAAATCCCCCACAATCACGCTGTAATCCTCCCCCATGTCTGCCAGCTTTTTTGCCGCATCCAATAATTCTTTTTGTGTATTCATTTATTTTAGAAAAAAGACTTGATCTGGAAAAAAAATTCGCTTATAGCG